TGGGTACTACGACACCCAAGGCCGGAGCGAAGAGTATGTGCGCGTCTTCATCGACGGTGAGTACGGGCTGAGCAGTAACGGCAAGCCGGTATACCAATACTTCCGGCCGGACTACCACATGGCCGGGCAAACGCTGAAGCCAATCGTCAATGGGGTACGGCCGATCCTCGTAGGGATGGATTTGGGGTTGACGCCGGCCGCCGCCATAGGGCAACAAGACCCCCGCGGGCGAGCCCTTATCCTCGACGAGCTTGTGAGCTTCGATATGGGGATTCAACGGTTCGTCCGCACGATGCTAAAACCCCTACTTACCGAACGGTTCTCCGGTGCGCCTGTCCTGATCGTGGTTGACCCGGCGGGTACACAGCGGGCGCAGACAGACGAGCGGACCGCGGTCGACATCATCAAGGCCGAGGGGCTGCGGGTCATCCCGGCCAAGACCAACAAGGTCAGCGCGCGTCTCAACGCAGTGGACGACTACCTAATGCGGCAGGTCGACGGCGACCCAGCGTTCCTGCTCGACCCACGGTGCTCCCGGCTCAAAGCCGCCATGATGGGCGGGTATCGGTTCGACAAACACGGCGGGATCGACAAGAACAAACACAGCCACGTGGCCGAAGCGCTGCAGTACCTGATGCTCCATATCGGGCAGGTCAGTGATGCAAGTACCATACCTCAGCGCCGGGATATCAAACCTGTTGCATCTATAGGCTGGACCTAGTACCATCATGTTCTATAAAGCCCCTACTCCTCCCGATAGGACTTTACCTCACGCCTTACCTAGCCCCCACCGGAACTCCACTGGTGGGGGTTTTTTCTTAGGCTTGCCGTACAACATGATGATGTGTATATTACGCACAAGAGGTACCATATGGCCGGACTGACACTGTTACGCGTAGTTGATAACGCCACTCTTGATCGTAATGAGCAAGAGCGGGTTGATCGTGAGCTACAGGCACGGCAGAACGATCCGTTTATATTGGGTATGACGGCGTATCTACGTCAGTGTTGGGACGCAGCACGCATCGCCAAAAAACCTATTGAGCACATAATGTTGAGAGCCATGCGGCAGCGTAATGGCCAGTACGAAGCGGATAAGCTGAAGGCGATAAACTCGCAGGGCGGGTCTGAAGTATACATGATGCTCACTGAGGTGAAGTGCCGGGCCGCCGAGAGCTGGCTGCGGGACATCATGCTCGACCAAGGTATGCCCCCGTGGGATTTGAACCCGACGACGATCCCTGACTTGCCGCCGGACACCGAGATGGAAATCCAGAAAGAGTTCTCGGCCAAAGTCATCGAGTTACTGCAGACACAGGGGCAGGCCCCCACGGAAGCGGAGATGGCCGAGCTGCGCGAGATGGTGTCCCAAGATTTCAGGTTCCGTCTACTGCAGGAATCACAAAACCGCGCCGATCGCATGAAGCACAAGATCGAAGACCAGTTCGAGCAGGGCGGCTGGGGCGACGCCTTCAACGAGTTCGTCACGGATATCGTCACATTCCCCGCGGCGTTCCTGAAAGGACCTGTCGTCCGGCGTCAGCGCGTGCTCGGGTACAGCAAAGCACCAGACGGCTCGACTATAGTCGAAGCGACAGAGCGTTTGGGCCCAGAGTTCGAGCGGGTTGACCCGTTCCGCATATATCCGGAGCCGGGTGTCCGCCACATCAACGACGGATACCTGTTTGAACATCATCACATGAGTCGCATGGAGCTGGCTGACCTTATTGGTGTGCCGGGTTACGACGATGAGGCCATACGCAAGGTCCTTGAGGTCGGCAACGGCCAGTCTTGGATCAATGAGGACGTAGAGCTGCAGAAAGAGGAGCAAGAACGCCTCTTTTATGCGTACAATTCACCCACTGAAATGTACGATGCGCTTGAATTTTGGGGTAAAATCTCCGGAAAAATGCTCCGTGAGTGGGGTTTGAGCGAAGAAGAAGTGCCTGATGAGGCCCGCGAATACGACGCGAATGCGTGGATTGTGGGTAGTTATGCCATCAAAGTGGTGCTGAATTACGACCCATTAGGTGAAAAACCCTATGCAAAAACGTCGTTTATCAAGCAGCCGGGCGCATTTTGGGGTAAAGCAATCCCCGAGATCATCGAAGATGTGCAGAACGTATGCAACGCAGCGGCTCGTTCGCTCGTCAACAACATGGCTATCGCGTCCGGTCCGCAGGTGGAAGTCAACCTTGAGCGTATCCCGCCCAACGAAGACATCACACAGATGCAACCATGGAAAATTTGGCAGGTGACCAATGACCCGTTGGGTTCGAGCGCACCTGCTGTTCGGTTCTCGCAGCCTGACTCTCGTGCCAACGAGTTGATGGGTGTGTATGACCGGTTCTCGCGTTTGGCGGATGACCACAGCGGTATCCCGGCCTATATCTACGGCGACACCAACGTGCAGGGCGCTGGGCGCACAGCCTCGGGCCTATCCATGTTGATGGGGTCTGCGGGTAAGGGTATCCGGCAGGTCGTGATGCACATCGACTCCGACGTGATCCACCGTATCGTCAAGCGGCAGTTCCTGTACAACATGCGGTACGACCCAGACGAATCCATCAAGGGTGACGTAGAGATTGTACCGCGCGGCGCGATCAACCTCGCTGTCAAAGAGACTGTCAACGTACGGCGCGTGGAGTTCCTAAACGCCACAGCCAACCCGATAGACATTGAGATCATCGGTTCCGGCGGCCGGGCAGCTCTGCTGCGTGAAGTCGCTAAGGGCTTGCAGATGCCGGTCGATGAAATTGTACCGTCGCGTGAGAAGATGGCTCACCAGCAGAAGACGCAGGCTTCGCTTGCTGCTGCTGAGGCCACTGCTCCGCAGGCACCCGGTGGGGCCCCGACTGAAACACTACCGGGCGGTATGCCCGCCGGTGGTCAGCAGGCCAACACCGTAATGAATCGCAGCACTGGAGGATCAGGATGAAGCGCCCTGACCCCGATGTAGTCAGAGCCGTGGCCATGGCGGCCCGCCAGTTCCCCGACTTCCCTAAATGGGTCGCGGAGTGGTACCGCCATGAGCTTGAGCAGCTACCCAGTGTTGGACAGAACGTGGCACTTGCACAGGGGCGGTGTCAGGTTTTGAAAGAGCTTCATGAGTTATTCGTAAAGTCCCCTGATATGGCGGCACAATCCAGACAAGGATAGCTGCGGATCACGCACACCGATGAGGAGCGTTCACTATGGCACTACCAGCGCAAGTTCGCAAACAGGCTGAGGCAGTTGACAAACTGTACAATGAACTCAATGAGAATGTAGTAGAGCAGGGCGGTGACGACACTGCCGAGGTTGTACAACAGGCCGTTGAGGATAATCGTACAGAAGATCAAGCCGACAACCGTGGAGGACAAGCACCCGCGCCCAAGGCGAAAGAGCAAGCTGAGGGCACAAAAGACGAAGACGAAACATACGAGCAGCGTTGGCGTTCCCTACAAGGGATGTACAATGCTGAGGTCCCCCGGCTCCACACTGAAAAGCGTGAGCTTGGTAAACGTGTTCAACAGCTTGAGCAGTTGATTACTTCTATGAACGCCACTCCTGCTAAACAGCAGACCCCCGCTGAGAAGCTCATCACTGAGCAAGACGTGGAGGATTACGGCGAGTCTATTGAGGTGATGCGGAGAGTATTCCGCGAGGAGGCATACACGAAGGATGCCGAAATCGACGACCTCAAGAACTTGGTACGGCAGATGCAAGGCACCGTGGTCCCACAGGTCCACCAGCTATCGCAGAACCAAGCAGTATCAAACGAACAGCGTTTCTGGGCGGACCTACAGGCAGTAGTACCTGACTGGCAGGACGTTAACGGCGACCAAGGGTTCCAATCGTGGCTCCTTGAAACCGACCCGCTTACAGGTATTCCGCGCCAAACGTATTTGGACGACGCCCAGCGTAGTCTTGATGCTCGTCGTGTTGCGAATTTTTTCTCGTCTTGGAAGGGAATGTCTGGGGTACCGGAAGCTCGTACCACACGGCAGGCGACGTCTGCTTCTGAACTTGAGCGCCAAGTAGCACCCGGCAAAGGCCGTACTGGTAGTTCATCCACTCAGAGCGAACCGCGCACTTACTCGTCAGCTGACATCAAGACGTTCTTTGTCGATGTTCAGAAGGGTAAGTACAAGGGGAAAGAGGCCGAGCGTGACCGTATCGAACGTGACATTTTCGCTGCACAGCGGGAAGGTCGCATTGTAACCGCATAATGCAAGGAGTTAGGGTATGACTTATCCTGTCGCACCGGGCCGTCCGAACTATTCTGGGAACTTCATCCCAGAGATTTGGTCTGGCAAACTGATCGAGAATTTCTACGACGCCACAGTGCTCGCAGCAATCTCGAATACTGACTATGAAGGCGAAATTCGCAGCATGGGTGACACGGTCAACATCCGTACCCAGCCGAACATCACGATCCGTGATTACGTCAAAGGTCAGAACCTTGTCGTGGAGAACCCCGACAAGCCGAAGCTACAACTCGTGATCGACAAGGGCGAATACTTCTCCTGCGTTGAAGACGATGTCGATCGCATCCAGTCCGACGTTGGTCTGATGGATATGTGGTCGAAGGACGCTTCCGAGCAGATGAAGATCAAAATCGACCAGCGCGTGCTGACCGATATTCTGCCCGGTATCTCTGGTCTGAACAAAGGCGCAACTGCTGGCGCGAAGACTGAGTCGTTCAACCTCGGCACCACAGCGTCCCCGCTGTCTGTGTCCAAGGACGGCGCTGACTCGACTGTAAACATCCTCGACCTGATCGTCGATATGGGTACGGTTCTGGATGAAGCGAACGTTCCTGAGAGCGATCGTTATATTGTGATTCCCGCCAAAGCGGCTGGCCTCATCAAGAAGGGTGACCTGAAGGACGCTTCGCTTTCCGGCGACAGCACCTCCATCATCCGTAACGGGCGTCTTGGCATGGTCGATCGTTTCACGATCTACATGTCACACAACCTGTACGTCGATGCGGGCAAGTTCAGCGTTATCGCTGGCCATAAAGCGGGCTTCACCTTTGCATCACAGATGACAGAGATGGAAACCCTGCGTGCGCAGTCCACCTTCGGCAACATCGTTCGCGGTCTGCAAGTGTATGGTTATCAGGTCACCAAGCCTGAAGCTATCGCCCAGTCCGTCATCTCGTTCGCATAAGGAGGACTGACAATGGTCGCTTATACTGACTCTCTGGGGTTCGCAAAGAACTCCGCTGGCTTCCCAGCCAACTACACTGACCGCGTGAGCGTCGTCGAGATCGACCTCGACTTCGCCAAGATCGCTGCCGCCCGTGCCGCTGCTAGTGCAGCTGCTCTGGCAGCTACCGACACGCTGGTCATCGGTACGCTCCCCGCAGGCGCGTACGTACTGTCCGCAGCTGTGACTGTTGTTCGTGCTGAAGGCGCAGCCGGTACTATTGACCTCGGTGTCACGGGTACCCCTGCTCTTTGGGGCAACGACGTCAGCCTGAACGCCGCTGTAGGTACAACTGCTGGTCTGACGACCGGCGCTTTGTACGCTGCGGCGGACACAGGCGTCCTGCTGACCATTAACACCAATGCCATTGATGCTGCACGCATCAAGGTGTCGTTGGCCGTGGTCAACATGGGTGCTGATCTGGGTACGATCGCAAACGTAACCTAAAACGGCGGGGCCCTTCGGGGCCCCTCCTCACCAACACGGATAGGGTCCGCACATGGCTACCAACCTTACTGGCAAAGTTATCAAAGACACCTACGAGCAGCTTCTGCACGTTGATGGCGGGCCTGCGGCTACTGAGAAAACCGTCTACAGCGCGAACGGCGTTGCAACGGCACTTAAAGTAGGAACCGGCTCTGTATCGGTCGATAACGTACGTATGTACGGCAACACCATCAATACGACAAACACAGACGGGGATTTGACGCTCGCGCCCGACGGCGCTGGAGCAGTCGTTATCCCGAAAGTAACATTTACTGACGCAGCGCAAGCCCGGACCGCACTGGAGCTCGGCACAGCGGCACTGGACGACACAGGTGACTTCGCCACGGCCGCGCAGGGCGTACTGGCCGACAGTGCTGTGCAGCCCGGTGACGTCGGTACGCTGGCGGCGCAGGACTCTGACAATGTCACCATCACAGGCGGGTCCATACAGGACGTGAACTTCACAGGGGCGTTCACGGGCAT